TACACATTGCTTTACTCGACCGTCGCATGTATTCAAGCATTTCTTGCATGGGGTCTTGCCGACGAAATACACTCCGTAATTTCAAAGCAATTAAGCCTGCCCCAATCGCCACCGCTCCAATCACTAAACTCATGGCTTTTTGTGCAGTTCCAGAAAGTTGATCAAACCAACTCATAAAATCGAATACGGCACGAATCGCGGTATCAAACCCTTGTATGATTGAGCCTGAGAAATTAATCACGACATAGGTCGCCAAACCCATTGCCGCAGCACTCCCCGCGACGACTTGCGCTAAAAATTGAGCGTTTTTGGCAACATTTACGAATGCCGCTGCACTCCTCATGTCATTGAAGCGATAGAACCATGACATCAATGAAGCCATTGCCACACCCGCCGGTGCGAATGCCGCTGCAATTTCGCCACTTTTTGCAACAACTTCTTGAATCACTTGTGTAAAAAAATCTCGCACATCCGTGATCACGCCCACAACGTTATTCCACACACCAAGTAAAAATTGTTGGGCATGTTCCATTGGGCTTAAATTAAATTCCGCTCCAAATTCTGTCCAGTTTCCCGTGGGTGGTTTGGTGGTGAACCATGCCCATAACTGTTGAAAATAACCCGTTGCACCATCAAACGCTGAAAATAGGTTGTCTCGAATAGATTGCGCTATTGAACCAATTGAAAAACCTGCTTTATTCAACGCAGAAATAAACAAAGTTACACCACCAACCAATAATCCACCCTTCAGTAAACCCAAACCGCGCACCAAACGCATTATTCCCAATGTCATGCTTGATGCAAACGCTTTATCGCCCGTGTTGGTTACGCTGACCACGGAAAGCCATGACGTTTTAAACCGCGCAAGGGCTTGCGTACCTTGTTTGGAAACGGGATCAAGCAATCCAAATAAGCTATAGAAAAATGTTCCAGAATTGCGAAATAATCCAAAAGTGGCGGCAAGGGCTCGTAATGCTAAAATAGGTCGTGTAATTGGCAGGATAAACAACACGTTGCCGATTTTTAAAAACGTACTTATGAAGGTGCGTAGGAAGGGTAGTGCTAATAATACCGCTGCACCAATGGATTCAAAGCCAAATTTGGTTGACATCACAGTGATATTAAATCCCATGACCGCTGATTTAATTTGGAAAAACTGCGCGGCAACGACTGAAAAATTCCATGTCCGAATCGCAGTAAACAGCGTCCCCATAAAACTGAGCGTTGATTGAATGGCGTACTTAATTGAAGTCATGGCAAGTGCGAAAAATCCCGCCCCTTCCCCCAATTGCACCCAAGAGCTTTGCAAAGCGGTTGAATTTCGAGCAATTCCCGTGAGCGATGCAACGATGGTTGAACCCGTTAAAACCATTTCAAAGTTTGCCAATGCTGTCAATGGCAGAGTGATAAATCCTAGAATTGTCTGCCCCAATGCGTAAAAGCCGCGCGAAATCAGACCCGGCAACATCTCAAACGGGTAACTGTAAATTTCTTGAAACTTTTGCCACAAAAAGGTTTTTGCGCTTGAGACTTGATCGGCAAAAGCAAAGATAAGTGGTTGAATATTGAAGGTAAAGAAATCGGCGAGACTGGGGAATTTCGCACTGATAACTGTAAATAGCCGTTCAATGCTCTGCCATAAATAACTACCCGCCCACCCAAGACCATCGGCAAATGTGGCAATCAGTGCGTAGCCCATCTGATAAAGTTGACTGAAGGGACCGGCTTCAGCGGGGGAGTGTGGAAACAGTGCGTCCACAAAATCAAACACGCTGAGAATGGCTTGATACAGGTAGTTTTTGGCAGTCTCGATACCAACAGCCAACGATTTGATGATGTTAATTCCAACATCTTGATATTGGCTAATAATTCCCGTGATAAACCGAATGCCCGTGACCAGATAGCGACCAATCCGCGCCCCTAAATCCTGCCCCGCCATTGCGAAAAATGCCATTGCTTCGGCGGACAGGGAAATCGGTTGAATCAAGCCTTTGAATAGATTAATTAATGGTGCGGCAAGTGCGTATAATTCCGCCCCAATCGGTGCGAATGCCGCGTGAAGCTCTGCCAATGCCGTTTGTGCTGGGGCAAAAGTAGCGTTGAAACTATTGGAAAATGATTTGAAAAACGTAGCAACCGCTTCCCAATTGTGACGCACCCATAATGCCCCGCCTGCCAATAAAGCAACCGTGACAGCAAAAGGAGATGTGAGCAATGCGACGGCTGTGCTTAACGCAATGAATGCGCTCGTGACTGCCGATAAAGTATTGCCAAAAAACGCAAGTCCGACCAAAACTCCGCCAATCACACCCGTGACCAAGGCAACGTTTTTGACCAGTTCTAAATTAGCGTTTAACCATATATTAACTTTATCAATGACGTGGCTGAGATACCCAATGAGCAATCTTGCTGTGGGCAATAACAAACTGCCAATCGTGATAGAAATTGCAGTGACGCGGCTTTGTAGTAATTGCAAGGCATTGGCAGTGGTTGCAGACCGAGCTTCAAACTCTTTCTGCATACTTCCTTTGAATCCACTGCTATTTTTTGCAATGAGTTCAGCCGCCCCTGCAACATTTTTCATTTCAAGGGCTTGTTTGGCTAGATTTTCATTGCCGCCGAGAAAATCAGTGAGTTTACTGAGCCGTTGACCGGGATCGAGCTTCATTAACCGCTCTAAGGATTTTTCAATTCCCGTTTGATCGCCTAACCCGTAAAATGACTTATCTAAATTATCCAAACCTCCAACCAAGGCAGCAATATCATCGGCATATTCCAACCCAAACATGTTTCCCATAATTTTGAGTTGCGAATCTTTATCAACATTTTTTAAGGTTGCTAGAAAGTCGTATAACGCCCCTTGTGCATCCTGACCAATAGCGGTTTCCAAATCTTTAGCGTCATAACCTATTTCAGCCAAACCATCTTGAAATTTTCCGCCTTGGCTAGTGGCAGTTTTCAACTTCATCAGAATGGCATTAATTCCTGTACTAGCAATCTCTGAAGTTTTGCCAATTGACAAAAACGCACTGGCAAGCGCGGCAGTTTGTTGTACGCCAAAACCAAAGGCTTGCGCTGTCCCCCCTGTTCGAGCGAGTACGTCAATCATGCCGGTCGCTGAAGCTGCGGTGCTGTCCGCCAATTTATTGACAATATCCCCCATATTTTCTAATCCGCTCGTTTGCAGACCAAAAATATTTTGGATTTTTGCCATGCTGTCGCCGGCTTTATCCGCAGTCATGTCGAATGCAGTGGATGCCTTGGCAACGACGCGCACAAAACTTTCTAAATCCTTAGTGGCAACCCCTAACTGTCCGCCCGCCGCTGAAATTTCCAACAAACCAGATGCAGCAACCGGTATCTCTTTTGACATTTCGAGAATTTTGTCGCTGTAGGCATTAACTCCGCCGGCGTATTGTTCAAAATCAACAACCTTCTTTACGTCAGCAAGTTTATTTTCAAACTCCATTGCCGCAGTAATTGGAGTTTGCAGCGCGGACAACATCTGATTGCCGAGCGTTTCCACGCCTGCCATTGCCGCGGAAATATCCATATTGCCCGCGAGCCGCTGCCCCATCCGCGCAGACATGTTGTCGAGATAGGCGAAACTATTCTGAAGAGAGGAATTAATTTGTTGGAGAACAGCCGTCGTGTTGTCAACTGCTCCAATGACTAGGGAGACATTACCGGTTGCCATAAACATCCTTGTTTTGGCTAGTTACTTCAGCTTAATGCCCTTGAGTTCAACATCATGTCGATACCATTCAATGGCGAGCTTGTGATAGTCGATAAGTTCGACAATAGGGATTTGATCAAGTTCTGAAGGCGACCAATGTAGAATCGCCCCCAGTTGGACATAGATTCGATCTAGGTCGTCACTGCGATATTGCCGAAAAAAGCCGCGCTTTCCATCTCGTTGATAATACGCATGTAATCAGCTTGCGAGATATTTTCTAAGAACTCTTCGCTGATTATGGGAGTGATGCAGCATTTCATGAAAATCATGTCGTACAGCTTTTCGCCATCAGGTTGCAAGTTACCCGCTTTGTCTTTCACGCCACCATTTTTCTTCGCTTCAGCCAATGCCGCGACCCGTGCCGACTTCATTTGCTTGCGAGTTGGAGGGATTAAAACCACTGCTTCATACTGTACGCCATCGGCTTTGACCGGACAACTCAGCTTTACGGTCAACGGGTTGTCGCGGGTGTAAATAATTTCTTCGAGCGTTGCAGTGCGAAATTTTGGGGTGACTTCATTTTCTTCAGACATCTTAATTCCCTTTAAGTAGCGATTAAATTACGAATTAGCTCAACCACATCTACGCCATCGACGCGATAAATGTTTTGAGCTAAATCAATTTCTAAGACAACAATACCTTTTACGGCTAATTTGTAATACACGCAGGTCATGGTAAAACTATCTTCAGTTTTCTTGCCTGCCCCCCAGCTTGAGGGTTGATATTGGGTAATCCACCCACGAAAGACTGCTGCAACAGCAAGACTCTCTTGAGTGACATCATCACCAATCGCACCCATTGCAATCAGTGATGTTTGTTCGGGAAACTTGCCTACTCGCTTTTGAATCTCTGCACAAAATTCAGCAGTTTTGAATTCAGCTTGCAAAGTGGCAATTTCACCAGTAAACACGGGTAACTCAGTAAAGCGCGCTCCCAATTGCCCTTCCACCTTCACATCAATCTTTGGCAGGCTTATCTCTGTCGCACGACCGGCTTGAGACTCCCCTTCAAAGTAGAGATTGAAATTCTTGAGTGTCAGTGGTGGGCGAAAACTCATGATTACAATCCAATATTTGACCGTTGCGAAGACAATTGATCAACACCGTTAATCACCCGCTTCATATTTTCGATGTCGATGTCATAAACCACAGTACCTTTCACGGTGAGCTTATAACTCTTGCACTCAATCTTGTAGGAATCTTCGGTTTTCTTGCCAGCTTCCCACTCTGCAACGTTGTCTTCCAAAATTGAACCGCGAATAGTAACCTCAACCGGATCATCGCTTTCAGTGACATCATCACCGATTGACCCTTTGAAAATCAATTGCGTTCCATGATTGTTGCGAACACCCACTTTTCCACGTACCGCAGCATTAAACTCAGCTAACGTAAACTCGCATTCCAACGCTTCAATCCCCTGATCAAGCGATAACGGCGTGTCCATTCCTGCCGCGCGATGTTCTTCCTTCTTGACCTTGACTTCAGGTAATTTACCCTTGATGACCCGCCCCGCATATCCTTCCCCTTCAACATAGAGGTTGAAATTATGGAGCGTCTTAGGCATTTGAATTCCCATTGCTTAACTCCCTTTAAGCGCGTACATATTCTGAATCTTTAAACGCAGTCTTGAGGTAATCCATCTCAATAACCCGTTGAATTTTGATGTGTTCAGCGGTTGGCGTAAACACGTAATCCATATTGACTGTGATTTTACCGAGATACAACTGATCGGGCGTGTTATCTTTTTCATCCACCCACACCGGACTGCGATCCCCTAAATAAATCGCACCAATCCGAGCGAGATTTCGCAGATAATTTTCAACCGATTCGCACAACAATGACCAAAACGCTTTATTGATGGGTTTATCCACCAAGGAACGCAATGCACGCTCAATAGACTCAGCGATTGCGTCATCAATCCGCGTGTAGGTCAAAAACACGTAGGTCGAATCGGCTGTGGGTGGACGATTACCAAAAAGTTGATAGCCGCCTTGGTAGCGCGTCACCGTAGTCACTTGTTGCGAGTTGAGATATTGGGCAATGTCGTGAGGAATAGGGCGAGAAATCCCGGTAATTCCTAACATATCCTTGTTAGAAGGGGAAGCCCAATAACCCATTTCATTATCAATCCGATTCATAATCCCCGCAGCACGGGCAGAAACCGGTTGATAATCATACTGATCCATCTCGGCATTCCAGAATTGCGCCCAAGGATCGATAATCATCAAACGTGGACTATTGAATTCATTACGGAATTGGATTGCGTGAGCATCGGTTATGCTGGGACCATCTGCAAGCACCACTGCTTTTAAGCGTTCTGCAATCCCTAATAATTCCGTTGTGACTGCCACATAATGCGTGAAGCCGGGAGCCACTAAAATCTTAGGCTTTAATCCCAATGTAGATTCAGCGGCAAGGAAGGCATGAACGCCGGTATAACTCCCTGTTTCATCACTGACTCCGCCCACAGCCGAAGACAACGCTGTGATTTCGCCTGCTTTGTAGCTGTAATCAACCAAGTATTCAGTATTTTTCGCAGGACGACGACCGCGGGTATAATTCACTTCATACGTTTCAGCTTCAGCGGGTTCATTACTGGTCAACCATTCAATTTCGCCGTCTGTGGTCAACCGCCAATCGACATCTTTAGTGAAGATATCAAGCCCTTGCTGCACTGTTGACACATCCAAAATAAACGTATTTGGAATTGCATCTTTTGCCGTCGCCCCACGCGTCAATGTCGCAGTGTGAGAAGTCGCAAGCCAACGCACATTGTCACCATCCAACGACCAATCGGTATTTTTGGTGTAATTGGTGGCACCGACATAAACCCTGTTTATATCAATGATTGTGGTATTAGCTAAAGCATCAATCGCACGGGTATGATGACGGATAACGGGTTCGCCGGTCACAACATTGTTGACGAAATGGTTGTAAACGCAGGCGTAGGTGTTATTGAGTTTGGGACGCGTACCATATTCATATAAAATAAAGTATTCGGTATGAGGATCGGGGGAACGTCCACCTTCTACCCATTCGATGCCACCCGTTTCATCAATGCGATAATCGGTTGTTGCTGTGAAAACTGTGTTGCCAGCAAAAACTTTCTTGATTTCTAAGATGTTTTCTTGATGATCTAATGGGTCAACCGCTGAATTGCGCCGATACACGGATTCGTTGGCAGAATAACGCAACCATTTGATAGTTGAGTCAACCCGTTCCCAATCCACGCCGCGCACATATTCATGATCACCCATCGTAACGCGAGCAATCGACGCGACTTCATCTTGAGCTAATTCGTCAATTTCGCCTGCCCCACGCGTCACGTTTTCAATGGTGCGTTGTGTAGGATTGCTTAACGAAGTCAATACGTCCGTTTTGGGTTTGGGTGCATTGCGAATG